GGCTGGGGGCTGCCATTACTACTTATGCTGGCACTATGATAGCCATTTTAATTGCTGCAATGACTTTTTTGCTTGGTAGTAAAGCACGAAAGGTAAGTCAACTTAAAGAATATGGTTATATGACTTCAGTTGTAATCATGTATGGTTTGACTTTTGTCGAGTTAGGCATGCTTTTCTTTACAGGAATTTTCCTGATATCAAGCATCCAAGGCTTTCTTCTTCCAACTATAGCAGTTGGTATTGCTGCTGCTTCATTCATGCATATCTGCATGTTAACGATGCAGTTATATAATCTTACTAAAGATTGATGATTGGTTTACTAAGAATTTAGCCCGCCACTGAGCGGGCTTTTTTGTGCCTGAAATCTTTGCGACCACCCCGAGCTGATGACTAAAGTTTTCATGGCCTTTGACGATGATCTGACTGAGCAAAACCGTTGCTCAAATGCTTCTTTATTGAATTCATTGCAACGATTAGCCCGCGTCCGGCGGGCTTTTTTTATGCCTGCAATAAAAATCCTGCCGCTTACGCTTGTTATGCTTTACAAGGCTTCTAACCTATATCCTGTTGTTATAAGGCAAGCGCTCCTACCGCTAGCTGAGGGGATGCCTCGCTGGCTCGCCAGGCATTCTGATCACAACGTTAGAGGCCGCTTAAGAGTTTCAGCTTCACCGCGATTTGTACCTGCTACCCGCCTCGGGTGCAGGTATTTTTTTAGGCATTTTTCAACTGTCGATAACGCTTACTCACCCTTGCTTAGCAATTTAAAGACTTCATCATTTCAGGGTCTCGCGCATAAAGTGCTATGCATAGCAAATTGTTGAACATCCACTTCCTAATTCTAACAAAGTGAGTAATCTCACTGGCGTTAGCTGTTGCTAACAGATGGTTTGCCCCAATTGAACGAATTCACGCCCGTGTAACGCGGGTTTTTTTGTGCCTGCGATTTCCTCTTCCGAAAATTAAATTCCTTTCTAAATCATTTAGCTAAACCCTGCGCCCAAATTATTTAGCATTTTGCTATTGCCAACCATTTAGCATAACGCTAAATTAAATCCCATCAGCAGGACGCTGGCAGGCCACAGGGAACGGAGTGGCGGGTTCTTTAACAATAGAGATTGAGACTGATTCGGTCTCACCAAAGTGAAGTTGGCTTTGGGGTGTGGATTTGCTCAACGTTGGACCAAGTCGAGACGGGAATGCCGGATAGAGCTCCGGTGTCCACACCACCTAAGCCAATTACCGGAGGCAACATGAACAACAAGCAACGCAAGAAGCTGCAACGCGCAGTAGAGCATCGGGCTATGAAGCTGCAACAGCAGGGCTTCGAGCGCCGCATCGTCAGCACCTTATCCAGCTGCAACCAGAGAGTAGAGAAAGCAGTTATCTCCCCTTCTCTGCGTGACAGGCATGAGAGCACATCGGTATGTCTGCCGGAAATTGCAATATTCAATGCGGGTCACCGCAAATCAGAAAACATTACAGCGAGATAACCAAATGGCATCTATGAGCTACTGCCTTTTCCGTAATACGTCAGATGACTTTTCACGATGTGTCGAAAGAATCGGCAATATTGGGAACATCAATGAACTATGCCATCGCGGGCGGCGCCATCGTGGGCGCTGCTCAGTTAGACGAATCACTTCTCGACACCATTACACGCCGCCTCCGCACTGGCTGGCGCAACCTTATCGACACTCTGAATCAAAGAGGCCAGCCATGAAATCACGTTACTTCACGAAAGCTCAGGAGCTCTCAAGGGAAGCCCATCTGTTCGGCGACGGTGCCAAATGGGCTATGGCGATGCAGTTATTGCGGAGAGCGCTGAAATGAAAATGAAGATTGAATGTGGCGAGCTTAAGACGCGCGCCGGATATCGCCCTGGCATGATGATTATCGAAGCAGATGAGGTCTCTCTGCTCGAATTCAGCGGTAAGCAGGTGCTGAACCAGCTTGATATCAAAGACGTCATGGAGTGGCTCACAGAGCAGGGTTACACAATTCACCAGGAGCAAGCAGCATGATTGACCCGGATATCTATTTCATCGAAATGATGAAGGCCATCCTAGAGCCAGTGCTTGATGAGATGACGCCACAGCAGGCCGCAATGGATGCGGCGGCTGATTACCGTACGGAGCAGCAGGCGGAGAGAATGGGGATTAACTGATGGGGACAGCAACGCTAATTCTCGGTGAGTCAGGCACTGGTAAATCTACCAGCCTGCGCAACATCGATCCCAATGTGGCAATGCTGGTTAAGCCGGTAGGCAAACCTCTGCCATTCAAGTCAAAGGATTGGCTGCCTTGGGATAAGGACAAAAAAACAGGGACTGTCGTAGCCACTGATAAATCAGATGCCATCGTGAACGTCATTAAATGGGCGCATCACCTTGGCAAGCGGATCGTAATCATCGACGACTTCCAGTATGTGATGAGCAATGAGTTCATGCGCCGTTCTGAAGAGAAATCCTTCGATAAATTTACCGAAATCGGCCGGCACGCATGGGACATCATCAAGGCTGCTCAGGATGCGCCGGATGACCTTCGGGTTTACTTCATGGCTCACACAGAAGAGACGCAGATGGGCCGCGTGAAGATGAAGACGATCGGAAAGATGCTGGACGAAAAAATCACCGTCGAAGGCATGTTCACTATCGTTCTGCGAACGCTAACACGTGATGAGCAATTCTTCTTCACCACCAAAAATAACGGTGCCGATACGGTGAAATCACCGATGGGCATGTTTGAAAGCAACGAAATCGACAATGACCTGGCTTTCGTGGATGCGACCATCTGCGAGTACTGGGGCTTATCAAATGTTCATAACCTGAAGGAATCAGCCGCATGAATAATGTGATTTTCACCTACAACCAAGAAGCAGCATTAACCGCCGGGCAAGGCGGTTTCATCAACGAGTCAGGCGCATACGTTCTGACTATCACTGAGGCGGCGCTGACCACCTCTCAGGGTGGCGCGAAGGCTATCGAGTTCTCAGGCGAGTCAGATGATGGTCGCAAGGTTCAGTATCTCAGTGTTTATGTGTCCAAAAAGGACGGCAGTGAGAACACGTTCGGCGTCAACATGGTGCATGCAATCATGGGCTGCGCCGGAGTGAGCCAGTTAACCAATCAGATGAAGGACGCGAAGACATTCGTGGCGCCTGAGTTTGCAGGCAAGAAAGTTGGACTGGTGCTCCAGAAAGTACTTCGCAGCAAAAGTGACGGCTCAGATACGTACGGTCTGGAGATTCGCCTGCCATTCATTGCTCAGACCCGTCAGACGCTTCTGGAGAAGTCTGAAGGCAAGAACGCAGAGGCGGTTGATCGCATGGTGTCCGGCCTGAAAGACAAGGATGAGCGCAAAAAAGGTGGCGGACAGCAAGCCAATGATTATGGCAACTACCCTCAGCAAGACGATTCAGGCTTTACCCCCTTCTAAATCCCACCAATAAGGCACCGACCATGAACCTCACCGAACCTTCGGCGGACTTTGCACGCCCTGATGAAGCTGAATCAATCAGGCTTCACAGGCTGGCTATGCGGGAAGCGCAGCAGCAGATTAACGCCCGGTACGGTGCTCGGTGCCGGATTGAATCACGCACGACGGAATCACTGGACGCACGGCGCAGGGAGCGCGCTACCCGGGAATATGCACGACAGGCAGCCTTCTATCCGCAGCTGCCACGCATCTTAATGACTAAGCCTGATGTTGTCTGGAATGACTACCAGACAGAGCTGCGCGGCCGGTTTGGTGCCGTGGTGCAGGACTAAATATTTTCGCCGCGGCATTGAGCCTGACAGCGGCATAAGGGGTAAGAGAATGAATATCACAGAACATGAAATGCGCGGGTTGTTGGCTGGTAAGTGCCTGCCGGGCGATATGCGGGTCAATGAGGAGTTGCCAGCCTATCTGGTTCGCAAGTTTGCTGAACTCAAAACACAGCGTGACGCACTGGCGGCAGAGAATGCTTCAATGATGGCGCTGGCGATAGCTTGCGAAAAAGAGTTTGGGTCTTACACGGATGAAGAATTCCCGGACGACGCGAAGGTTTCCTATCCGGAAGAGCGATGCAATATCACCTTCGGAATGATTCGTCGGGCATTGAATAAAACAGCCACCGCCGCCCACCTCAACTCGTTGCGGGCTGATGCCGTCAAGGAGTTCGCACATCAGCAGCGCGTGATTGCAGATTCATTATCTGGTGACGAGCAGCGCAGCCATCGCATTACAGCGTGCCGAGCTGAGGATTTCGCCGCCCAACTCCGCGCCGGCAAGGATGGTGAGTGATGGATACTCGTGAGCCAATGCGACGCCGTAAAAATGACAGTAACAAAATGAATCTGCCTGAAGGAAAGACATGTAGTGACTGTGCTCATTGCCGCCGCTGCACAATGATGTTTGGACACATCCCTACAGATGAAGTGTGCGACTGGGCACCATCGAGATTCCGCCTGGCTAAGCCAGTTATCCGCGCAGGAGAGCCATCATGAAATTATTGAACGAGCTGGTTGAGCTTGCGAGCAAGACTACAAAGGGTGCGTGGGTTGCAGATTCTGGAGAGGGATGGGACGCGATTATTTCTCAACAGGACATGGTTAACAGCAACTTCATCATCGGCGAATTTATAGGGCCAGACAGCACGGTCAATAAAGATTTCGTATTGGCGGCCAGTCCAGAAAACATCCTCGCCATTGCCGAAGCATTCCGGGCGCTGGAGCAGCGCGCAGAAGCAGCAGAGGCGAAGCTGGCTGAGCTGGATAAGCAGGAAGAATCCCGATGGAATACTCATGACGGAATAGCCAGGCCTATTGGAGTCGACAAGGATGATCTGGTCTACCTCAGAATGAAACGTCAGGTAATAAAGCTACCGCACCCTGCCAGAATGGTTAACTGGAAACACGACGGCGGAGAATTCGACGTTATAGCATGGGCCAGTGTGTATAGCTCACCCCACTCCGCGCCCGCCGCTGACCTGGCTGCACTGGTGCCGAGTGAAATGAATAAAAGCCTGGCATCAATAGCGAAGGAATATCAAACCTCCCCACAGAATGCGTTATTTATCGTTGTAGGATGGAACGCCTGCCGCGCCGCCATCCTGCGCAACATTGAGGAGGCAAAATGAAATACATAACGGTTATCGTTGAGGTTGAAGTGCCTGACAACGCGACTGATGAGGATATAACACAGTGGGTGGATGTTGAATTTGGAGAATGCAACAGCATGGCTTCTGATAACCCCATCATAGATAACTACGAGATATTCTCTGCACGCTGGAAGCGATTATGAGAAACTCCGAACGCATTGAGCATCCACACATCGCACATCCTGCAACTCCCGAATAGGCGTATACTCCCCACAGGAGGACATCGCCATGTCACACAACTTAGCAGCACGCAGCAGAGAAGAGCGCGACAGGATTAACGTGGATTTAGCCGCGTCAGGAGTAGCGTACAAGGAGCGTATGAACATGCCGGTTATCGCCATGGAGGTGGAGATGCAGCAACCTGAAGCGATGAGAGAGTATTTCAGGGAGCGGTTGCAGCATTACAGGAACGTTGCGCTGCAGTACCCGCGAGGCACTGACCCGGTTTATCAGAAGGAGGAGAAATGACCAACAATGAAGTTCTACCATGCGTAATCATCGACTCTAATGCTTGGAATTTTCTCCACAATAGTGGGATAGAATTAAATTCACCTCTATTAATTGATTATGACTTCGCCATAACCTTGGAAATTAAAAGGGAAATGGAGTGTCTTTCTGGTAGGGATGATAAAGCAGAGCTCTATAATTACTTCTCACGGCAGATGAATTTCCTAGGTCAAGAGAAGGTTTTCTTTGGCTTCTTCGATAGCGAGTTCGATGAGGATGAGCAGCGTAGTGGTGGCTTTGGCTACGGCGGGTTTGCTTCCGTACAGGAAAGAGATTTTATTGAAGATAATTCCCACATGATAAAGCAGAGCAAGCGCGGTGTTTATTATGGGAATGAAGCTGATCTTCTCATCGCTTCTCGGGCGGGTGGTACAACATACGTTTTGACCGAAGATGACAGCAAAAATGGCCCTTTTAAGGGTGTTGATAACATCATAAATGTTTCTCAGGCTAACCCTATGACACAAGCAGAATTTCAACTCTATTTGAAGTCTTCAATCTGATTTTTGATGTTTAAGTGCCGTCTTCTAAAGAGCTTTTGTTGCCAATGTTAATCAAGTTTTACCGCAAAAAGTCGATGAACTTTCCACGGGGATCGGGCCCGGTTTATCAAAAGGAGGAAGGTAAATGAGTAAGAAAGTACTTAGCATTATGCCAGGTAATCGCGCTGATACTGTTTATGTAAGCGATGATGCGACATTCCTGACCGTAACTTTAGTTTATGAATCTGGAGCATCATCAATTCTTGAGACTCCTATTGAAAGCATGGAGATTGATGGAGTTACTCACTACTTCGTTAGATACGCAAGTATGGTGCCAGAAGATGAAATTAAGGCGTTATTGCTGAAATACTAACATCCAATAAATACCTGAATAGACCGCCCGCCGAGGCGGTTTTTTATTGCCTATAGGAAACCGAAATGACACATCCAGACCCTATTGATGAAGCTGCAGAACGCGAGCAGCAGATGATTGAGATTGCCCTCGCGAACCGTAAACGCCCGGAAATGCAGTTTACCGGTGCCTGCTATAACTGCGAGGAGTCAGTAGATAAAGGCTTCTTCTGTTGTAGCGAATGCAGAGAAGACTATGAGCGCATCGATCGCGCCAGGCAGAATAGGAGAGTGGCATGAGTATCGAGTGGAATGGCGAAGGTTTGCCGCCGGTTGGTTGCGAGTGTGAGTTGGTTAACTTCTACGGTAACGATTTCCCTGAATTTGTTGGAGAGCATGGTGAGGAAGTGAAAATCATCGGGAGCGGTTTTACCAATGGCTGCCCTGTCGCATTTTATGAAGCCGATGGAGGCCGGGGAGGAATGCTGGCGTATGCAGTTGAGCAATGCTTCCGCCCCATCCGCACCGAAGCAGAACGTAAACGCGAAGAGGCAGAGGTAGCCATGCGGTTATGCCTGAAAGGTACAGGATATGGCATGACGGAAGGCGCAGCAAAAACAGTCTTTGACGCCATAGCCGCTGGCAAAATCCCCCACATCACCCTGAAGTAACCCCCATCCACCCTATTAACTATCGCGCTCTTCGTGAGGAGTTGTTATGTATGATGATACACTTTATGCCTGGCTAAAAAGCGGAGATTACATGCCGCCTGAGTTTCGCGACTTCCATGACCAGAAAGACCTGTTCAAAGCGATGCACAATACAATCCAGAACGCTAACGACAATGGGAATGCTCGCGATGGTCACATCTATGTTGTCGACACCTTTCTTTGGTACATGGCCCGATGCGGATACACGTTGCAGAAGTGCAGGAAAAGCCTTCCATTTAAAGAATTTGATGAAGACCTATCTCGATACCGCTCCGACCTGGCTGCAAGTATGAATTCAATTATGCCGCCATCATGAACACCATCTGCGACATCACCCCCGGCGAGTTCACTCTGTGGCTCGCCTTTTTTATTTGCATTGTGCTGGTCTGGAACTGGCCGTTTAAGGAGTAGATATGGAATTACGCGACGATTCCCTTGTTGACATGAAATTCATGGTGAGTGATTCTGGATTCACCGATCGGTACTTCTATAAGCAAATCCAGAAAGGCAATTTGCCACCGCCGAAAAAATACGGCCGGTCATCCCGCTGGGAATATAAAGATTACAAATGCTGGAAACATTCCTGCGGTCAGCCGATGAAGTCCGCCGCGTGACGCTTTGCGGGCACATCTGCGGGCATAATAAAACTCACATCCGAATTATCCCTTCTGAATCAATCCCCTGCTCGCCGTATTTGGTGTTTGCAGGGGACACCAGGCCTGCCCTGTACTTAAACCCGCCCAATCAATTAAAACTCATAATAATCAATAACAAGCCATTACTGACGGCTATCCCCCTTTGCCCTTTTTCTTCTCAGAATCAATAATTATTTGCCGGCCCTGGCTATGTTCTTTAGACAAATCCATCAACACCAGTGAATGAGTTCTGGTTATGACCTGCCAGGTCTGGGTTAGTGGCTGGATACCTGTGCTTCAAATATCTTTTTTATTTTAATGCATCCTGTTTTATTTCTGCATAACGGGCAATCAGTTGCTTCAGATGCATCTCCAGCTGAGCTCTGGCAGCAGCAGGTAAAGGTTCGCCTGCCGGATTTTGTGACAATACCCTTAGCTGCTCTTCAGCCGGTATGGATTGATTAAAGGACTGAATAGCGGAAAAAACGACTGACTTCAGCTCACTG